GAAAGTCCTGTCAAGTTGCTTTCGGACAGGGGTTCGATTCCCCTCAGCTCCACCATGTAAAAACAAAACCCGCAGTTGGTAAAACTGCGGGTTTTGTTTGCATATCAACGGATTTTCTGATTTTTTACGATTTTTAACAGGAGCGAAATCATAACATTTTATCGTAAAAAATAAGAGTTTATCAAAAACTATAAAGTCATGTGCTAATGGATTTGCTAATGGGCTTCGCCCTCTGGCTGCGGGGCAAACAGGCTGCGCATACGACGCAGATCATCCGTCTCGTCGGCCTCTGCGATGTGCGTGTAGATCTTGTGCATGGTCTGATTGTCGGCCCAGCCGCCCCAGGCCATACACTGTAACTCGCTGACGCCGGCATGGTGGCAGAGGGATGCGAAGGAGTGCCGCAGGCCGTGGATAGAGATATCCGTCACACCGGCCTCGATGCAGTCCATGTGCAGGTGCTTTTGCAGATACGACGGATTGATTCCGGCTGCCGTCTCGCCGGTCAGATCTTCGGCCAACTCCCGGACGCGGTCGATCATGATTGGGATATTCCGCTGGCTGCTTTCGTTTTTGTTTTCGTCCTTTCGGGTCCAGCCATCTGACCCCATGACGACTGCACCGGATACGCGAATCAGCCCGTGCTGCAGGTCAATGTCCTGCGGGCGCACGGCGAAGATCTCCGAACTGCGCAGCGAGTGCAGACCCAGCAGGATCGCCAGTTCCTCCGGGCGGCCCTTGATGGTTTGCAGCAGCGGCGGTATCTCATTGTACCGCAGGAACGGCGTGGGATTTTTGATGATCTGCGGGATCTTGATCTCCGGGACAGTCAGCTTTGCGTACCGCAGCGAGGCCGCAACGAGCCCCCATGCGTTCTTGATGGTCTTCGCGGTGACGTGCTGCAGCTCCTCATCGATGACTTCCTGCCAGTCCTTTACCTGCTGCGGCTTCTGATTCATAAGCCCGGCAAAACGGTCTTTCCGGTATCGCTTGTATCCAAGGATCGTCGACGGCGAGGTTTTGACCGGACGCGCCGCAATGTAAGCGTCCACCAGCTGACCGACGGTCATGTCGGACTTCGACTTGATCTGCCTGCCGGCCAAATACGCCGCTTTTGCTTCAATCGCGGCCAGCGTGCATTCACGGGCTGAGGCACGTGTGATCGGAATGCTTTCCCCGCCGAGGCGGAGCTGGACGAAGTAGCTGCCGGATTTCAGCTTGCGGGGCTTTGGTGTTTTCAAGCGGGCCACACCTCCATATGCGACGTAAAGGCTGCGCGGATCCAGCCGACATTCGGATTGCACAGGTCGACCAGCAGGGCAAGCAGCACAATCAGGACAATGGCCGATAATACCCAGAACTGCACATTCTTGCGCTTGAGACCCTTTTCATAGATCGCGTTCACGCGCTCTGCATTCTCCAGCTGGAGCCGCAGGCGTTCGACCTCTGATGTATCGTCCTCCGCTGGAGCCTCCACCCCGAAATGATCATCCATGGATACACCGAGTGCCGCACAGATCGGCCCGGCCGTATCGACGGACGGGCTTTTTGTTTCGCCGCGCAGAAACTGTCCGACGGCGTTGACGGACAGCCCTGATTCATCGGCGATATCCTGATTCGTTTTTCGCGGCTGCATCGTATCCTTTGCTTTTCGACACGTTTCCCACAAATTTTCCGACAAAAACCATCCCTCCATATGTAAAAACCACGCGCATGGTGGAAAATTTTTGCGCAAAACCCATTCCAAGGGCTTTACAAAACCATCCTGTATTTACCATGATGGAATCACAGACGGCTCCCAGTCGCCTGCGCAAACAAAAAGCCCGTGCCGGTGTTCGGCAACCAGCACGGGCACCCCCCAAACAGGCGATTAGCTAACCGAGGCGGGGAACAAATTGACGATGATATAAAAGATAATACATATGACTGCAACTGCGATCAGAATGTTGCGGCGGGTACGCCGACCATTTTCCTTGATCTCCTGGCATCGCGCAGCTTCCTCTGGCGTAGGCGCTTGGGGCTTGGATGCTGCGGAGGCAACAGCGCCAAACGCAACCGCTGTCCAAAGCGAGCTTTGCAGTTTGCGCTTCCGGCCCTGCTTTGTCGTCGGGATACCGGTCGCGCGTGCGATCTTTTGCTTTGCAGATGTGATGCCCAGTGCTCGGTTCCAACTGAAACCAGGGATGATGGATTTCCGTTTAGCCATAACAGCCTCCTACGGATTGCAATCCTTACACGGCGTATAGCGGGCGGCGGCTTCAGCGCGGGGGCCGGTGAATGTGGTGCGGTTGGCGCTGCTCATCTGATCGATGTGGTAGCAGCCTGCGCGATGGAAGACGCCGGTTGACGTATTGACGATAAACGTATCAGATGCGCCGGAGATCTCCGGGACATCCGCGGGGAGCGTGCCGGGGATAAAGGAGACGAAGTTGCCGATGATCGGTTCCAGCAGCTCGGTATCGAGCGGATCGCCGCCGATGCTGCCATAATATGCAGCTGCGGCCTCGGACTGCTCGGCCTCGGTGTATTCTCCGCTGCCGGAAAACGCGGGATCCGGAGCAGGGAGAACGGCCGCGTCGGCGGCTGCCTGCAGCTCTGCGGGCGAGGCTTTGTAGGAGCGGACAGAGGAGATTGTGTCCGCCAGATTCAGCAGGCCGATCCAGCCGGCAACGGCAAGCGCGCAGCATACGACGACCATCAGCGCCCTGCGCCAGACGCGGTTCATGTCAACCCCTCCATTTTATCGAGCAATTTTTTGTTAATTTCTTCTCTTGCGTAATTCGAACGAGTGTTCTAAAATAAAAGCATCCTCACCGGAAGAAAGGACGGACAGCCATGGAAGACCTGCTTGAGCGCTTACATAAACTATCCGACGAAAATCTTGACCGGCTCATTGCTTACCTTGCTGCTCTAAATACTCCAGATACCGCAGAGCCTCAGTCTGCCTGTCTTCCGGAAGCGAACGAATAATATCATACGCCTTTTGGGCCTTGTCAGCGTGAAGCTCGGCAGGGCCCCTTTTTATTTGCACATCCAGCAACTCGTCTGCCGACACATTCAGGATCGACGCCAACTGCATGATTGCATCCGGGCCAGGGGTAGCGTCTCCACGCTCCCACTTTCCTACAGCTTGTGCCGAGACGAATAGTTTTTCAGCGATTTCTCGCTGGCTGAAACCGGCTTTTTTTCGCGCTGCGCGAAGGTTATCACAAAACATAAGCATCACCTATAAAAATATTACAACTAATAGTTGTAGCGTGCAATAAAAAACCTCTTGACAGCAACTAAAAGTAGCGCTATAATGCAAATACAACCTAAGGTTGCGAATGGAGGTGAGCACAACGAGAGGTTTAAGGCGTAGACGTGTGAGTGCGGGCCTGTCGCAAAACGAACTTGCTGCACGCGTGGGCGTAAGTTATCAGGCCGTGGGCAAGTGGGAGCGTGGAGACGGATATCCGGCGGCCGCATTGCTTCCGCTGCTGGCCAATGCTTTGAGCTGCACGATCGACGATTTGTACAGAGAGGAGGACACACCAGATGGGCAAGGACAACAAGAGCAAGCTGCATGTTGAGATCGGCATTGATGGCATTTCCAACAGCATTGCTCATGTGCAGGGCAGCTACTTGGACTTGCTAATCGCAGCGACTTATATCATCAATGTCTTTTACCGCACGGTTTGCGAGGGCGGCTACGGTGAGAGATTTAAGCGCGACATTTGCAAGTACTTGAATGATGGCGACAGCGTGGTTTGGCGCTCGGGAGGGCCAGACAATGGCAAAGGCTAAAGTCGACCGGAACACTGACTATCTGCTCCGGATGCGGATCCGCGGCGAGATGGCCGCGCAGCATGTATCGATCGAGCAGGCCTGTACCTACGCGATGGTCAGCCAGGCGACGCTGTACCGGCTGATGGATTCGCCGACACGGTACATGGATAGGACGCTGCGGCTTTTGCGGTGTTTGACGGTGCCAATCGAGGATGTGCGTGAGGCAATCGCATATCCATGGTGACATGGTATCAAGTTTGACCGGCATGGGCAAGGCCGAGGCGGCCCCGGTGTCGGGTGTATGGCGGCGGAAATGCTGCCGATGGAGGTATGGATGCAGCAGAATATTTACCGGGCGGCGCGGATATCCCGCGGATTGACGCAGGAAGCCGCCGCAGCAAAGATCCCGATCAATGTGCGCAGTTTGCGCGAGTATGAATCCGGCGAGCGTGTGCCCAATTCTGACACTGTCGTTCGTATGTCGGAGATTTACGACGCGCAGTATCTGTGTTACCAGCACCTGCGGCAGACCAGTGAGATTGCGCAGCGTCTGATCCCGGACGCCGGAGATCTGGCTTTGCCGGAAGCAGTCTTGCAGCTGCTGGACGCGGTCTATGCGTTCGCGGACAACAAGACGGACCGGCGTCTGATCGCCATTGCCAGAGACGGCGTGATCGACGAGCAGGAGCGGCCGGAGTATGACCGGATCGTGGAGGATCTGCAGGACATCATCAAGTACGCAATGGCTGTAACATACCGCCAGCGATAGGCGTTCCGTCCTATCTCGCAGGAAGGAGGTATGGACATGTTCCGAGCATTCAACAATGTGCTGATCCTGGGCGGGCTTGCGTTCATCGCGGTCGTGCTCCCGGTTTTGGCCAACTACAGTATGATCTGAGGTATTTTTATGGTTCCCAATAAATTCGACGGTTATGACATCCTGCTGCAGTCCAAGGTGTCACCGGGCCGGTATATCGTCCTGGGTACGCGCAGCAAGATCGACCACGCGACGTTCATCTACGACGAGCAGACGGAGCAGTTTACAAAGGGCTGCTATTTTGGCTCCATCAAGCGAGCCTGCAACAACTATACGATCCGGAAGGACGGGGAGACACGTGCCTATCAGAATAAGCTCCAGAAAGCAAAAAAATGACCGCACAGCCGCTGGAACAGCTGCACGGTCACTGTCACCCGATAAGGGCAACATGAAAGCATCTATATCTTACCATGAGTTTCTCTAAAATGCAAGGGGCGGAGGTGATGATTTTTGGCAGAAAAACAGGTGCGGGCCTACTGGGCAAATATCCCGGCCCCGGTCCTCTATGACGATGCGCTGAGTGCGAACGCGAAGCTGCTCTATGGCGAGATCACGACGCTCATGCACTTCGTCGGCAAGGAGGGCTACTGCGACGCCAGCAACCAGGAGCTGGCCGAGGGGCATAAGTGGAACGCGAAGTCTGTCAGCCGGCTGGTAGCTGCGCTGGCGGACGCCGGATACATCGTGATCCAGCTGTCGAACGACCCCAAAACGGGGGCCACGATGCGGCGGATCTATCAGACTTTGCCGCTACCCCCCTCCGCAGAATTGCGGAGACCCCCCTCCACCGAAAAGTCCACCCCCCCTCCGCAAAAAAGTGGAGGTATATATAATGATTTAGATAATATACAAGATAAACCCCCTAAAGCCCCCCAAGGGGGGCAGCGCCCTAAAAAGCGCAAAACAGAGCCGAAGGCGACCGCCGACTGGAAGCCGGAACGTTTTGAGGGCTTCTGGAAGTTCTATCCCCGCGGAGAGGGGAGACAGGCCGCAATCCGGGCCTGGGATAAGCTCCAGCCGGACGACAAGCTGATCGACCACATTGCCGTCTGTCTCAAGCGGCAGATGATGTCTGAGGAGTGGCGGCAGGGCATTGGTATCCCGCATGCCTCGACGTATCTCAACCAGCAGCGCTGGACGGATGAGGAACGGCAGCCGGTCCCGCCTGCACCCTCGCACGTGGTCAGCACGGAGGGCACGCGATGGCTGTAGACAGATCTGCGCTGGATCAGCAAAACCTGCTGGACGCGCAGGCGTCCGTCCTCGGCTCCATGCTGATCGACAGCCGCTGCGTCGGCGCGGTGCTGGCCGAAGTCCGGCCGGACTACATCACGCAGCCGACATACCGCATGATCTTCGACGCGATCGCGCACCTGTACAGCGAAAGCCGGAAGATCGACGCAGTCACGGTGCTGGCCGAGGTCACGGGCGGCGGGCAGAACCCGACCATGTATGATCTCGTGGCCAGGCTGATGCAGGTCACGCCGACGGCAGCCAATGTGGGCGAGTATGTGCGGATCCTGAAGCAGCGGGCACGGCTCATGAGCCTGAAGGATCTCGCGTCCGAGATCCTCGGCGCGGAATCTGAGGATGATATCGCGCAGCTGCTTGACCGGGCCAACGCGATCATGGTCAGCCGCCCCGGCGTCCGGACGGCGACGATGGCCGAAGCGTATCAGGAATTCTTCGCCCGGCACGATCCGGACGTCAAAAAGGAGTATCTGCGCTGGGGCATCCAGGAGCTGGACGACGCGATCTATGCAGGGCCGGGCGATATGGTCGTCATTGGCGGCTATCCCTCGGACGGCAAGACCACCTTTGCCCTCAGTACGGCCTTTCGCATGGCCGGGAAAAAGAAAGTCGGCTTTTTCAGCTACGAGACCGACAAAGACAAGCTTTATGACCGCATAGTTGCGTCCGTCGCGCAGATCGGGTTGGCAAAGCTCAAGCTGAACGCGCTCAACGCAAACGACTGGGACACGATGGCGGCCATTGGAAAGCAGCTCGCCGAGCCGAAGCTCCAACTGATCGAGGCCAGCGGCATGACCGTGCAGGACATTCGCAGTTGGGCGCTGTCGCGGCATTTTGACCTGATCGTGGTCGACTACCTGCAGAAGATCAAGCCGGTCCGGTCGACGCGCTACGCCAGCGACTACGAAAACGTCTCGCAGATCTCCAGCGACCTGCAGCAACTCGGTCGGCAGACGGGCATCCCCATCATCGCGCTTTCGCAGCTGTCGCGGCCGGAACGCAACAAGAGCGGCAAGATCCCGCCGCCGACGCTCTCGTCGCTGCGCTCATCCGGCCAGATCGAGCAGGACGCGGATGTGGTCATGCTCCTGTACCGCGAAGACCAGGACTCGCCAAACAGCCGCCGCCTGCTGCGCGTGGCAAAAAACAAGGAAGGCGAGAGCAATATCGGGGTCAAGCTGGACTTTGACGGCCAAACGCAGACTTTCCGCCGCAGCTCCAGTCAGCCGCAGCATGGATCCCTGCCGCAGCCGCAGAGACCGCGATACCAGCAGGCGTCGATGAAGCCGGGCGAGTTCGGGCCTATCGATATCCCAGACTCTGAGATCCCATTTTGAAAAAACGGAGGACAACATGAAAGCAATTTGTATCATGAATTTGAAGGGCGGTGTCGGAAAGACGATCACCGCCGCAAATATGGCCGCGATCCTCGCGCGAGACCACGGCAAAAAGGTGCTGTTGGTCGACTGCGACAGCCAGTGCAATCTGACGTGGTTCGTTGGCGCGGAGGAGGGCTGCGGCACGCTGACGGAACTGCTGACCAATCCGACAGGCTATGTGTACGACTACATATCCTGGACGGGCATGTCCGCGGACGTCGACGTCATCCCGGCAGATGCGTCTTTGATGGCGCTCGATGCGTCGCAGATGCTGGCCGCATCCGGCGAGGAGCGGATCCACGCGCGGTCGCTGCCCGATCTGGTTGACGTGTTGCGCGAGGATCAGGCGTATGATTTTGTGATCTTCGACTGCCCGCCGGCATTCAACGCGGCCGCGGCCTGCGCGCTCCGCGCAGCGGATGAGGTCATCATCCCAATCAAGCTGGACGCCTTCGCGCTGCTCGGCATGGACAACCTGCTCGCGCAGATCAAAAACATGCAGCGCATCAACCCCAAGCTTCGGCTGGCCGGTGCGCTCATCACCATGCGGACACGGGCAGACGGCGTTGACGCAGCTGAGCAGCAGCTGCGCAGTGTGCAGGGCCTGCCGGTGTTCCAGCGTGTGATCCGCCGCAGCGGCAAGGTCGACGGCTCAACCTTCGACCGGTCGCCGATCACAGTCTTCTCACCCAAGTCCGCGACCGGCATTGATTACCGCCGCTTCGTCCGCGAGTATCTGACGCAGGAGGGCTTGATCGATGGCTAAGGGCTTTGATATCACCTCGCTGTTCGGAGACGCCGCAGCCGTGTCCAAATCGGACACCGACCGAACGGTCAAAATGATCGACATTGACCAGCTGCAGGCCAACGAAAAAAACTTTTACAAGGTCGGCAAAAAGGATCTTGACGATCTCAAGAGCAGCATTGAGATTTCCGGCATTCTCGACCCGCCGAGCGTCTGCAAGGCGGACGGCGATAAATACCGCATTATCTCCGGGCATCGCCGATGCGAAGCGGTGCGGCAACTGGTCAAGGAGGGTCGCAAGGATCTGCGCATGGTTCCCTGTTTCATCCGCAGCCCGCAGAGCGCGGAAATGGAGGAACTAGAACTGATCTGGGCGAACGCCACATCGCGCGTTCTGTCCTCGCCGGAGCTGGCCCAGCAGGCCGCCCGCGTGGAGGAGCTTTTGTATCAGCTCAAGGAGCAGGGCGTGGAATTCCCCGGCCGGATGCGCGACCACGTCGCGCAGGCCTGCAAGATCAGCCGGACGAAGCTGGCGAATCTGCATGCCATTCAGACAAACCTCCGGGCGCCGCTGCTCGATATGTGGCGCAAGGGAACGCTCAACGATGCGCAGGCGCTGGAGCTGAGCCGGCTCGACGGAGGGCTGCAGGACCGGCTGGCAGGCCTGTTCCCTCGCATGAGCAAGGACGATCTTCCGGCATCCGCAGTTGTCCAAAGAATTGGAGAGTGCGCAAAAGCCGGGGCGAAGTGGCTGCCCTGTGGTGTGTGCCCGGCCGGCGATGGCCTTACCTGCCCGTCTGCTCGCGGAGACGCATTCCTGCGGCACGATTTGGGCAATTACTACGATATGTGCCAAGGCTCAAAATGCTGCTGGACCTGCCGCAATGGTCGAACGGCTGACGGATACAACGCCTGCGACAGTATGTGCAGCCGTGCGAAAGCGGCCCGCACTGCCGCCAACCAGCAGAGAAAAGACAAGGAAGAAGCAGCGGCCAAAAAGGCCGCGGATAAGGTCAAGCAGGCGTTTATTGCCGGGGCAAAGCGGTATCTGGCCGCTGCCGATGCTGCCGGGCTGCCGGACAATGCGCGAATCGATCTGACGTCCTATTCGGGCGCGACGGTCAAGGAGCTGCGCAGCTGGGCCGCAGGCAAGGGTCTTGAGTACCGCAGCTTTTACCGCAACGATCTCGAGCCGCGATTTGTCGATGTGGCCAAGGTTTCACGTCAACTGCAATGCTCCGCGGATTATATCTGCGGCACTATCGATCAGCCGTGGCCAATTGTCCCGCTGTCGGAGCAGCTGGAATCCGACCAGCCGCCGAAGTGGCGCACCGGGAAGCCGCCTGCGTCCGGCTATTACTTCTGCAAATTTGACTGCGCTGGAGTGACACTCCGCAATGATGCTATCTATAACGCTGCTTCTGATACATGGTGCTTCCCGCGTGGCACCACGAAAATTGATGCAGTCTGCACCGCATGGGTGCGACTGCCGGAGGAGGACGACGCATGATAAAGGACCGAAATGACATGGTCGATCTTATGGTCGAGCTGCTGGAAACAGAAATCTCCGAACCGGATTATATCCCGACTGCCCGCGGGCGGGAAATCATCAACGAGATCGCCGACTATGCGGAGGGCACAGATCTCTTCGCGGCGAGAGGATCCCTTGGCGACGAGCTGCAGAGGCGGCGTTACTCGGAAGTGTTTGCCTATATGCTGGATCGGTGCGAGAGTGCGCCGACGATGTTCCACATGAGTGCAAGTATTATTCTGCTCATGCCGTTTGTGCGGCGAAAACTGTTAGAATTGGAGGTTACTACATGACGACGGATGAGGTTTTGCGTGCGCTGGACGCACTTGCGGTCGAGACGGGCAGCCTTGCCTGTTTGGGCTGCGGCTTCGAGCATAACTGCGACATTCATGGCTGCGCGATTATTCGTGAAGCGGAGACGTCAATCAAACGGCTTGTCGCGGACAACGCGGCACTACGGCTGGCTGTGGGCGGGAAAGCGCTTGTGGAAATCGAGGAATTTGACGGCGTGCCGGTTGCTCGCCTTCGCGAGCTTGTCGAGGCAGACAAGGGCGGGCGGTGCGTCGTGCTGCCGTGCAAGCAAGGGGACACGGTATGGTTCAAAACGTACAAAAATAGCGCGCGAGATTGCATTGGTATACAGCCGCATAAGATTACGAGGATATCAACAAGCATCATTGTTCCGGGGGAATTTGTGGATATCGGTATTTCTGTGGATCAGATCGGGAAGTGCGTATTCTTGAGCATGGAAGAGGCGAATGAAGCTGATGCGAAAGCTCCTGCTGAAAATGCCATTTTGAGAGTTTAGGAGGTGAAATGGGGGTGAGCGAGCGAAAGGCCGACGAATACGTCGGTCGCGAAGCGGCGATAGCGGCAATTTTTGTACGCGTTGGTATGCGCACAATAGGTACAAGGCTACAGCCAGCGTATGAGGAGGCCATTGACGCGATCGCCAATCTGCCTGCCGCTGACGTTGCGCCGGTGATTTACTGTCGCTACTGCGCTTACTGTGTTCAGGCTGTATTCACCCGTGACGGGCTGGAACGTGTCCACGCGGTAGAGCCATATGATTTTTGCAGCTACGGGCTGAAAGGAGAATCTCGATGACACGTAAACGGTTTATCAAGCTATGCATGGGACGGCTGAGACTATCCCGCAACGAGGCGGCTGCGATCGCCGAATCAAAAGGGATTACATATCATTACGCGCGAATAGCCTTTTCGCTGCAGGACTGCGCGGCAGCGTGTGCTGTCCAGTATTCGTTGGTCTCCAGTCTATCCAATGCTGTTATCCGCTACCGGCACGTCAAGCGCGTCCGCAATGGAGTGATTGAGTATGATGAGTAAGCGGGCCGCAAAAGTGGCATCCATGGGCGACGCAAGATTTGCAGTCGAGTGGAAGAGCAGGTCTTGTATGGTCGGTCAAAGGAATGGATATTTCCATTGCTGGGAGCGCCGTATCTGCGGCGATCAAATTCAGGTTGTCGGAATTGTCGAGTTTTCTGACTGCGTCAAACGAGTTGACCCGGAGAGCATTGCTTTTCGTGATGAGAAAAACGCATTGCTGTGTACCTTGGATCGCTTTGGGGTCCCGCATGATGGGCGATGATGCAAAGCGCGTCGTGATCCGCGTCACGCGGCACATTCCCATCTACCCGCATCTGGAACCCGCGGTCGGTGAGATCGTTGTAGCGGACAGGCTGAATGACCCGTACAGCAGCAGATACTTTTATGTCCTCCAGCGTGCCGGCAAGCGCGTAATCATCCGGCCGGACGAATGCGTGGAGATCTCACCGGCGGAAGCGTGGCCGGAGCTATCCATCTCCGGCCGCTGGGCCAGACTGCACCGGGAGCAATCACGAGAGGCCGCGCGCCGAAGCTATTACAGGAAGAAGCAGAAGAAATGAGAAGACGGTACATCAAGCGGCTCATGGCGTTTGGCATCCAGCGCAATGAGGCGGTAGATCTGTGGATGCGGTATGGCAGGCAGCTTTGGCCGCCGAGGCTGGCGCTGCCCGGACGGTAAAGGAGGAACAGCATGATTATTGAGATCCTGACACTGGCGGCTCTGCTCGAGTGGATCGTGGTGGGTGTGCTTGTTGTTAAAAGCATTCGCAGCGCGTGCAGAAAGATCTGCGTTGTGGGCGATACGATGCTGGGCGAGATGCAGCCCGGAGGTGCAGACGATGGCTGATTTTATGACGCGCATGGATGAGGTCAGGCGCAACGGCATGGCCAATGCGTTTGACGCCGGAGTGCAGAAGGGCGCAGATCTGATCCTCTGTGCGCTGGCGCTCGAATTCGGCTTCGGCCCCGAGCGAATGCGGCGGCTTGCGGCCAAGGTCGCAGAACTTGATAATGCGCATCGGGCCGCATGGAACGGCAGCGACGAGGCGGACTTCCACAAGGAGCGGATCGACTCTGTACTCCGGATCGCCTGCGGCGACGCCTTTGTCCCGTTCGACCTTCGAAACGAGTTCATCCTGCCGACGCACTACGACAAGCCGGCGCGGCCGCGTAAGCGCAGGCGCTGATGGATCCAGTATCATCCGGTCAATTAGTTTACATGGACTATGGCGGCAGCTGCATGCCATGGCTGCTGCCGCGGGGATCTGACCGGTCATGATATGGGCTCGCCGTGCATCCCTCACCCGGCGAGCCCGCCAAAAGAACCAGGAGGTGATCCTATCCCATTCTCACGCACAATCAAAGAAATCTATGCTGGCCCGTGCTATCGCGCTATCGACAGCGCTGCAATCCGTCCACAGGCCGGACGAAGGTCTGGCCGCTCGGATGAGACTGCACCGTATCAGCAGTATCTAAATGATAAGTCATCCGTGCAGAAGCTGGAGCATCTGATCGAGGCAAACTTTACGCTGGACGATCTGTTCGTCACCACGACATACGCGGACGACTTCCTGCCGCCGAACTATGATATCGCCGCTCGCCGGCTGCGCGCGTTCTTCGCGCGATACCGGCCGGCGCGTAAAGCACGCGGTCTGCCCTATGATTACGTGTATGTCATAGAGGGCGAGCACGGCGACAAGCGTATCCATCATCACATGATCCTGCCCGCTGACAGCGGCAATGCGGAGCTGATCCGCGAGCTGTGGCGGTTCGGCAGCATGGATATCGAGACGATCCGCCAGTTCGGCTTGCGGCCAATCCGCGGCAGCCCGGCTCTGCTGCTGTCCGAGTATATTGAGATGTTCGGTCCAGACAAAGGGCCGGGACATTATGAGATCGACTGCTATCATAAGGTTGCAATGTACATGACAAAGGAGCCGCGCAAGACTGGCAGGGCCAGATGGCAGGCTCGCATGTACACACCATCAAAGGGGCTGCAGCAGCCCGTCATATTAGAACGAACACTGGAACCAGGCGAGCATTATGAGCCGCCGGACAATGTTGTGCAGTTATCAGCTGAGCGTAAGGACAACCGATATGGGGACTTTGGATATACGTTCGGCTGGGTCAAAAATCAAACCGGGATAAACATTTTCGGCTCGAAACAATCAATAAATAACGGGAAGGGTGGATAAAAGTCTTGCAAAACAGAATTGCGCGTGATATACTGTTGGTGTCAGCGGATGATAAACTGATCTGCCCACTGTGCGGCAGGCCAACGCAGCAGCGAGTGCTGCCGACATCCAGGCTGATCGACTTCCCGCTTTACTGCAAGCATTGCAGGAAAGCGACAGTCGTAAACGTGAATACGAGCCAGAGCCAAAGCCAACGTGCTAGTGCCAGCGCCAAATGATTTGACCATGATGGTCGGATCGTTTGGCGCTTTTGTTATGCAGTCGAGGTGATAGCCGGCTGGCAGATGCGCCGCGATCCGTTCAGGGTCACGGCGCTTTTCTTTTTTGCCGATGGATTACAAGAGCAAGCGATGGCTGGCGCTTCGGGCGCGCGTCCTTCGCCGGGACAAAGGCCTGTGCCGTGAGGCGATGCGGTACGGCCGGCGCGTCGAGGCAACGACGGTGCACCATGTCTACCCGGTCGAGGATTATCCGGAGCTGCAATGGGCCGAGTGGAATCTGATCTCGGTCAGCCAGCAGGCGCACAACAGCTTTCACGATCGGTCGACCGGAAAGCTGACGCCGGCCGGGCTGGCCTGGCAAAGACGAATAGCCCCCCCCTCGAAAAACGAAAACGGAAGGGGCCTCGGTCACCGGGCTGGGGGACTCTTTCCGACGGACGGAAAATAACGGGAGGGGGTAAGCGACAAGAAAATACGCGAGCAGGATGCGCGCGCAAACGACGCGGGCGCGCGTGTCCCGGGTCATCCGGTTTCCCCAGGCGCGGGGTTATTCTCTCCACCTCCGCCTGGAACGCATGGTGAATCCTCTACCAGCCTGGGCGCGGCTTTTCGGCCGCGCTTGGGGAAACCGGATGACGGAATCCGAGGTGATCAACAGTGGCCAGAGAGGACATGATTCGCGCCGATATGCAGGCCGTCGGCACCTACAACCAGATTTTCGAGCCGACGATCAAGCAGCTGGCCAAGACGGAGCGCGAGCTCAGCCGCGCGGAGAAGGCGTGGAAGAAAGCGGGCGGCCTGATGGTCGCGACCCTAACCAACAAGACCGGCGGCGAGTACACGGCGAAGGATCCAAACTGGACGGTCGTTGAAGATCTCCGCGCGACGGTCACGGGCCTGCGCAATCAGCTGGGCTTGACGCCGACCGGACTGAACAAGGCCCGCAGCAAGCAGACTGCAAGCACTGACAAGTCCAAGATCGAGCAGCTGCTTTCCGATGCGCATGACTACGCCGTCGAACATGCGGCAGAGTATCAGCGCGACGTTGACGCCTATGTCGATAAAGTGCTCAGCGGCGAGATTGTTGCCTGCGAGTGGATTGTCCTGGCATGCCGACGCTATCTCAACGACCTGGCGTCCTGCCGCTGGGACTTCCGCCCGGAGCCGGCCTGCGAGATCATTGCCACCATCGAGACGATGCTCTGCCACCAACAGGGTGAATTTCTGGACGCGACACCCCTGCGCGGAACTCCATTTTACCTGATCCCCTATCACAAATTCATTTGTTTCAACATCATGGGGTTTTACATCAAGGGAACAAATGAACGGAGGTTCAAGGAAGCGCTTGATTTCATTCCGCGAAAAAACGTCAAAACCACGTTTGCCGCCTCGCTGGCGTGGGCGCTGGCACTGTATGAGCGCCGATCCGGCTCCAAGGTCTACGAGGTTGGCGGCGCGCTCAAGCAGGCAATGCAAGGCTTCGACTTCTTAAAGTACAACGTCGAGCGACTCGGCGCGACCGTCAAGGAGGATGCGGGCCGCGGCCTGCGGATTACGGACAACAACATGGAGCACTCCATTGTCGGCGATATCGGCGACGGATTTATCTCCATCAACGCGCTGGCCGCGAACCCGGACAAACAGGACTCCTTTAATGCCAACATCGTCATCTGCGACGAAGCGCACGTGTATAAGTCGCCGAAGCAGTTTCAGAAGCTGCGTGACGCGATGAAGGCTTACACGAACAAACTCTGCATCATTATCTCTTCCGGCGGCGATAATGCGCTGGGCTTTCTGGCGCAGCGCGTGGAATTCTGCAAAAAGATACTCAATGGCACAATCAAGGATCCGTATGCGGATGGGATCTTTATCTTTATTGCACAAGCCCCGACCAATGAGAACGGCGATGTCGATCTTCTCGACCCGAAGGCGCTGGAAGCAGCAAGCCCCGGCTGGGGCTACAGCATCCGGCCGCAGGAGATGATTAACGACGCCGCGCAGGCCGAAGCGGATCCGCAGCTCCGTCCTGAGTTTGTGAACACCTCGCTCAACGTCTTCACGACGGCTCTGCGCGCCTGGTTTGATATTGCCGAGTGGCGCAAGTCCGACGCGAAATACAACTGGACGCTGGCGCAGCTCGCGCGTCTGCCGGTCAAGTGGTACGGCGGCGCGGATCTGTCCAAGATGCACGACCTGACAGCCTGCTGCCTGTTCGGCCATTACAAAGGGGTCGATATCATCATCCCGCACTGCTGGTTCCCACGGCCAGCGGCGGAGATCAAGGCCAACAAAGATCAAATCCCGCTGTTTGGCTGGAAAGACGATGGCTGGCTGGATATGACCAACGACAAAGTCACGAATTACAGTGACATTGTCCGCTGGTTCAAGAAGCGCCGCGCCGAAGGCTTCAGGCTTCGCCGCATCGGACACGATCCGAAATTCTGCCGCGAGTATTTCGTCGAGATGAAAAAGGAGCATTTCCCGGTCAAGGCGCAAATGCAAACCTTTATCCTCAAATCCGAGGGGTTCCGCTATCTCGAAAAGTCCGCGAAGCAAGGCACACTCTACTATATGCACGCTGAACCGATGGAGTATTGCGTGCAGAACGTCGCCGGTGTTGAAAAAGCTGACGACATGGTGCAGTACCAGAAAATCGAGCCGAACTTGCGCATTGACGTGTTTGACTGCGCGGTCTTCGCGGCCTGCGCCTATCTGAATGATCTGAGCGAGAGTAGCAAGGGCGCTGGCTGGTACAGCAGTGCCCAGCATGAAACGGAGGCTGATGCCGATTGAAAGTGAAACCGCAGCGCCGCAGCGCTGCAAGCGACCAGTCCTGCCTGCAGTGGCTGGTGTCCAATTCTGACACGCTGGCTGTGACAGAGTACCGGAGGCTGGTTGACAGCCCTGATGTTCTGGCAGCGGTCGGAGGGCTGGCGGATATCGTCAGCAATGCGACGATTCAGCTGTTCCGCAACGCAGAGAACGGCGACATTCGCGTCCGCAATGAACTCAGCCGGTTCGTCGATATTCATCCATGGCGGTACGGCGGCCGAAAGGACTGGGTTGAATGGATCGTTGAAACAATGCTTCTTTCCCCGTGCGGCAGCGCGTTCGTCCTGCCGCAGACGCAGGGCGGCCTACTGGTCGACCTGACCCCGATGCCGGGCGCGACAGTGGCCAGCGCGGACGGCGGCCTGACCTACTTTGTGACGTGGCGCGGAAAGGTGTACGACCCTGCTGATGTGCTGCACTTTAAGTACAGGCCCGACCCGGATCAGCCGTGGCTTGGGCTTGGCCTCCGGGCAAGCCTGCGGGACGTGACCGGCAACCTCCGGCAAGCGTCCGCCACGAAAAAAGGCTTTATGTCCGACAAATGGAAGCCGTCCGTCATCGTCAAGGTCGACGGCCTTTCCGACGAATTTTCGGACGAAGCGGGCCGCAAGCGGCTGATGTCCGAGTATCTGCAAAACTCCGAGGCCGGCGCGCCGTGGATCATTCCGGCGGAACTTATGGATATCCAGCAGGTAAAACCGCTGAGCCTTTCGGATCTTGCGCTCAAGGACGGCGTCGAACTGGACAAACGGGAGGTCGCAGCAATCGTCGGTGTGACGCCGTATATGCTGGGCGTCGGCAACTACTCCGACGCCGACCACAACCACATGATCCGGACAACGGCGACGTCCATCGCGAACATTATCTGCTCGGAGCTGACGCGCAAGCTGCTGCTGTCTCCGGACTGGTATTTTAAGATGTCCGTCCGCCGACTGTACAGCTACACGCTCAAGGATCTGGCCGATGTTTCCACCGGCCTGTACGTCAAGGGCATTATGAGCGGCAACGAAAGCCGCGACTGGCTGGATCTATCCCCGGTAGACGGGCTGGATGAGCGCGTTATCCTTGAGAACTACATCCCGGCCAATATGATTGGCAATCAGAAAAAATTGGAGCAAGGAGGCGAAGGCAATGGCGAATGAGCGCACTGCGCGCCAGATCCGCAGCTGCTCGCAGCAGTTTACCACCCGCGAAGCAGCTGACGATCTTTATATCGAAGGCTATTTTGCCGTCTTTAACTCGGAGTATCCGCTCTGGGAGGGCGCAAGCGAGATCGTCAAGCCCGGCGCTTTTGACACCAGCGTTTCCGGTGATGTTCGCGCCCTTATCAACCACAATACTACGCTTGTGCTCGGCCGCACGAAGTCCGGCACGCTGACACTGCGGCAGGATACCCGCGGCCTGTGGGGATCCGTCAAGATCAACCGGCAGGACAGCTCGGCAATGGATCTGTACGCACGGGTCCAGCGCGGCGACGTCGATCAGTGCAGCTTTGGCTTTGAAATCAAGCGCGAGACCTTTGTCGATCTCGGCGGCGGCAAGTATCGCTGGGAAATCGAGGAGGTCGACCCGCTGTATGAGGTGAGTGTCTGCACATTCCCGGCGTACACCGAAACGAGCGTATCGGCCAGAAAGCAGGATCTGGAGGAAATCAACCGGCGCCGCTGCGAAGCATGGCGCGCGTCGGCAAGAAAGAAACTTGGAGGTAACAATGGCACTTAAAATCTTGAGACGCCAGCAGGATCTGCGCAGTATGCAGGCGCAGATGGAAACACTGGTCAGCGAACGCGACGCCTTCGCGGCCCGCGAGCATGAGCTTGAGGCGGATATTGCTGCCGCGCAGACCGAAGAGGATCGCGCCGCTGTCGATGCCGCCATCGACGAATTTGAGCAGCAGCGCAACGCAAACGTCGTGGCCATCGCAGAGCTGCAGACCCGCATTGACGCAACGACCGAAGAAATCCGCAGCCTTGAGGCTGCCCAGACGCCGCCTCCGGCGGCAGGCCAGCCGGCAGCACCGGCAGCAGAAAGGAGTAATAACACCATGCCCATGACCAACCCCGAGCGCCGTTGGCTCGGCCTGACCTACCAGGAGCGCGACGCTCTGCTGCAGGCCCCCGAAACCCGCGATTTCCTGTCCAACATCCGCGCCCTTCGCACGTCGCAGCGCAGCGCCAGCGGCGCAGAGCTCGGTATCCCCGACAACCTGCTGCCGATGCTGCGCGATCTGACCTATCAGTATTCTCGCGTTCTGCCGCACATTTCCCTGCAGCCCGTCGGCGGTACCAGCCGCCAGAACATCGCCGGTGTCGCGCCGGAAGCCATCTGGACAGAGATGGATGCGGTTATGAACGAGCTGGATATCAACTTCTACCAGCTGACCATGGACGGTTTTATGATCGGCGGCTATCTTGCTCTTCCGAACTATGTGCTGTCTGACGATACTGACCTGTCGCTGCTGACGACCGTTGTGCAGTATCTGGCTGCCGCCATTGCAAAGGGCTTGGATAAAGCCTGCATTTACGGCACCGGAACGAAAATGCCTGTCGGTATCATCACCCGCCTGGCCGCGACGTCCAAGCCGGAATGGTGGGGCGCAAATCAGGGCACGTTTACCGATCTGCACGAGAGCCACGTCCTCAAGCTGGATCTCGGCGCGAAGTACGGCGCGGAGTTTTTCCAGAAGCTCTGCGAAGCGACCGGCGTCCCGTCCCCGAATTACTCGGACGGCCGGGCGGTGTGGTTCTGCAACCGCAAGACGCACCTCGATATCGTGTCTCGCAGTCTGAATTTTAATGCCGCTGCGGCTCTGGTCGCCGGTGTGAGCGGTACAATGCCGGTCATTGGCGGCGAGTTTGTCGAGCTTGAGTTTATGCAGGACTATGACGTCTGCGGCGGCTTCGGCTCGCTGTACAGCCTGTCTCAGCGCGAGGGCGTGGTCATCGATTCCAACGTAAATGTCAAGTGGCGGCAGAACATGACCTGCTTCAAGGGCCTTGCCCGCTACGATGGCAAACCGGCGATCGGCGAAGCGTTTGTTCTGTTCAACTACAAAAACACCGCGCCGAAGACAACCACCACATTCGGCGTCGACTACATCAACGAGGGCCTCGGCACCCTGATCGTCACGACGGCGGCCGGCGCATCCGGCAAGACGACCGTTACGGTCGCGGGCAACGCCAGCGCAAACAAGCTCCGTTATAAGCTCGCCGGTGCTCCGCTGTCGGTCGAAGCCGGTGAGAAGCTGGACGCCAGCTGGACGGCGATGACCTCCGGGGCTGCGGTCGCAGCCGCGACCGGGAATGTCATCACGGTCGTGGAGATCGACAGTGCTGGCAAGGCTGTCAAGCTCGGCTCTGCGACCTGCACGGCCGGCGCATAAGAAAGGAGGCGGCCTGATTGTCTGAGCCTTGTGTGAACACGTCGAGGCAAATCGACCTGCTTTGCGTGGATCTCGGTCTGATGCGGATCAGCGACGATCAGGCCGCATATCTGGGCAACCTGCTTGCGCAGGCTGCCCGGTATATCGAAACCAAGGGTATTACGCTTGATTCCGCGAGCGATGAGGATAACGGCCTCGTCGCCCGCGTCGCCGCATGGATGTATCGCAGCCGCGCCACAACCGCGGACAATCCGCTGCCGTCCGGCCTCAGATCGTATTTGCACGATAAGCTGCTGCAGCAGAAGATGCGGGAGGTATCACCATGATCTACGATCAGATTCTCGATGTCCATGATCTTCGCCCCGGCTCCTCGCCGCTGCTGGCCAAGCTCGGCCCCGGTACGTCGTACTATTACGCCGAGCAGGAGGTCTATGCCTCGCGCTACTACGCGGGCAAACAGGCCAACAGCAAGATCGTCAAGCTCGTCTGCGTCCCGCGCGGCATGGATGAGCCGCCGATCACGTCCGATCAGTATGTCAGCCTGACGGGCTACGAGGGCCGCCACATCTACAAGATCGATCAGGCGCAGTACGGGCACGACGACAATGGCCTGCCATGTACGACGCTGAGCCTGACCGAGCCGGAGGGCAAATATGAGCTACTCGAAGATTGAGTCCATTTTGGACACCGTCGTTCCGGAGGACGTCAGCGTTTACAAGGTGCAGGCGAGCCCGAGCGAGGAGCGCTATGTCGTCTGGACGCCGACCGGGACGCGGTCGGAACGGGCGGAGGGCGCGCCGATCTGCACGGTCAATCTGGGCGTTGTCACAGTGGCCACGCAGACGGAAAACGATCCGCTGCCGGCGCAGATCATCGCCGCGCTCATTGCCGGCCGCGTCGCGGTCGGGCAGGATGAGCAGAGCTTCGATGAGCAGACCATGACGTATTACACGGATATCCCGTTTGAGGTGATCTGACATGGCGGAATTTGAAGCCGAGGTAAAGGCGCAGGATATCATCAAGGAATTGAAAGCTGATCGGCTTTTTACCGATACGAACCTGAAGACGATTCTGTCTGCCGGCGCGGACGTTCTGCTGGACAGCGTAAAATCCGCCTATGTGGCCGCTGGCCACAACCGCCGCACTGGTGAGACATACCGGCACATTGTCCGCCCGAATACCGTCAAGCGCGACAAGCAGGATGTCCCGTATATGGTCGTCACGCTGCGCGGCAAGGACGCGCGGCAGCAGCCCTATAATATCAAGGGCTTTGTCCTCAACTATGGCCGAAAATCGCGTAATCTTTGGAAGCGAAGAGGCGGCGCGATCAAAGCTGACCATTATTGGAACCAGGCCATAAAGGCCGCGCGTGCGGCGTCAAATGAAGCCATGCGCAAAGAAGCGATTAACATTTTGAACAGATAGGAGGAGCCTATGCCTGCATATGATCTGCGGTACATTCAGGCCGCAAAATACACGAAATCCGATTCCGGCAATACTGTGACCTACAGTGACGTCACAAAGGTCGGCGACGCCATGACGGCAAACTTCGAGCTGCGCAACGCCGAAGGCCGTCTGTATGCCGAAAGCTCCCTTGCCGAGTATATGCGCAAGGCGACCGGCGGCACGATCTCGCTCGGCGTCAAGTATATCACCGAGGCGGCGCAAGTGCTGCTGTATAAGGCCGTCAAGACGACCAGATCCGTCAAGACGAAATCCATCAACGTAGTCCGGTACGGCAAGACATCCACCAGCCAGTATGTCGGCGTCTCGTTCTACGCGCCTGACATGATCGACGGCGTGGAGAAATTCACCTGCATTTTCATCGGCCGTGCGCTCTTCGGACCGCCCAGCCATGTCTACCAGACTCTCGGCGAGAACATCACGTTCAATACGCCGGTCACGTCGGGCGAATTCCTCGTCGATGCTCTCGACAACCTTGTTGAGATTGCTACCTGTGACTCCGAGGAGGATGCAAGAGCGTACTGCGACGCCGTTCTCGGCAAGACTGCGTAAGGGGGCCGGTCATGTACTTACAGCCGAAACCCCTGCCGTTTGAGCACGGCGGGAAAACCTATCAGCTTTACGTTAACATGAACGTCCTGGCAGACCTACAGGAGCTGCACGGCGGTACGCTTGAGCCGCTGCTGTCCCGGAAGCGCACCATGAAAAACATTCTTGAGACAGTGGCCGCCGCTATGAATGAGTACGCCTACGACCAGGGCTGGCCGGAACGCTTTACGAGCCGCGATGTCGGCAAGATGATGACGGTCAAGCGCTTCGGTGAGATCGCTGACAGAATCATTGAAATGATCTTTCAGGCGGTCTACGAGCCGGACACAGAGCGTCCGGCCGAAAATCAGTCGGAGGAATCCGGCGAAAAAAAAGAACAGACCACGCAGCCGAACCCTACAGCATCCGATTCGCGTGGTACCTAAACATTTGGATCAACGTCCTGCACAACGATGAGGCTGTATTTTGGAGGACGATGACGCCGGCGCGGTGCATGGCAATCTATCGGGAATACTTTTCCCTTGCCACGCCGCGCCGGTCTGCATCTCAGGCAATGCCAGACGGCAGATATGTTGATCTGGATAAGCCGTCCGGCTTATCGTTGCACGATTATCTTGTATCGGGGGGACTTTAAATGGCTGACGCCACCATTAGCACAAAAATCAAACTGGACGGCGAGGCCGAGTATAAACAGCGGATCTCCGAGATCAATGCCGCGCTCGGAACGCTGGACAGCAAGATCAAACTGCTTAACACGACCTATGCCGGGAACGAAAACAGCATCAAGGGCCTGACAGAGATCAACGAGGTTCTGAACCAGAAGATCCTGACGCAGCGTGATAAGGTTGAGCAGCTGCAGGAGATGCTGCAGAAGTCTGCCAAGGCCTACGGCATATCCGACACGACAACCCAAAAGTACCAGCAGCAACTGAACAATGCCGAAGCCGCTCTTGTAAAAATGGAGCGTGCATTGGCTGACAACACGTCTAAGCTGGAGGCGGCAGGTGGTGCTGCCGACAACTTCTCGGATGGTCTGGCAGATCTGGCTGAGCGCACGAACAAGCTGGGCGAAAGTCTACGGGGCGACAAAGAGCAAAAGTACAAACAATCAATAGATCAGCTCAACGCCAGCATAGACGTACTGGACGCCCAAATGCGGAAGGTCGCAGCAGAATACGAAGATAGTGCGGATTCTGCGGACTTGATGGCTAAAAAGAATGACATTTTAACGCAGAAAATCATCCAGCAGGCCAACAAAGTAGATTTGTTGGAATCAGCCTTTAAAAACGCAACAGAGTATTATGAGATCGGGGCGGTAGAAACCAGCCGCTGGGAGAAGGAGCTCGCAAACGCGGAAGCCGAGCTCTACAAAATGGAGAACCAGCTGAAGCGCAATACCGAGCAGATGGCAAAAGCCAACGAGGAAACCGGGGAATCCGCGCAGAGCATGGGCGAAATCGGGGATGCGGCCGAGGACGCCGGGAAAGGCATGGGCACCCTCGGCGACGTGGTGAACGGCCTGACCTCCAAGCTCGGGATCCAGCTGCCGGACAGCATGAAAACGTCCATGAACGGCATGCTGCAGCTCGACACTACGACAGTCGCAGTTGCGGGCGGATTTGCCGCCGTCGCTGCGGCGATCGTCAAGGCGGAAAAAGCGTTGATCTCCATGACGAAGGAAGCCGCCTCGAATGCGGACGATCTGCTGACGCTCGCCTCCGTGACCGGCACGACGACCGATTCCGTGCAGGAGCTTAACTACATGGCCGACCTCACGGACGTCTCCTTTGACCGTATCAAGGACAGCCTCAAGGAAACCACCAACAAGATGCAGGAGGCCGCGACCGGTACGGGCGACGCCTACGAGGCGTACAAGCGGCTGAAAGTTGAGATTACAAACACCGACGGCAGCCTCCGCAGCGCGCAGGATGTATTTTACGATACCATCGACGCGCTCGGCGAGATGAAAAACAAGACCGAGCGGGACGCACTGGCTATGGATCTCATGTCCGAGTCCGCACAGGAGCTCAATCCGCTCATCGACCTCGGCGGCGAGAAAATGCGGGCTTACGCGCAGGAAGCACATGATATGGGCTATGTCCTTGACAACGACGCGCTCAAATCCCTGCAGGGCGTCGACGACGCCTATTCTCGCCTGCAGAAGACGCAGGAGGGCGTCAAAAACCAGCTGGCCGTCGAGTTTGCCCCGTACCTCGAAGAATTCTACGGCGACGTCACCACCATGGTCAAGGACGGCGGCAAGGCCATCAAGGACTCCGGCATCGTCGACGCCTTCGGCATGCTGCTTGAGACCGTCGGCGATATCCTCAATCCCATGTCCGACCTATCCAACAACCGCGTCCCGGCGCTGACCAAGGCGCTGCAGCCGCTGGCAAAGGTCATGGCGCTCATGGCCGACGCGGCGGAGCTGCTCAAAGGCGTCATCAACTTCGGCACCGGCCACATCAGCGAGGGCTGGGGCCAGATGAAGCATGCGCTGGGCTTCGGCTACAGCAGCGGCAACGGAAACAACTACCAGAACCTGCTCGACAGCTACAACGAGCAGCAGTGGGGCCAGAGCGCGTCCGACCTCTCCAAGGCCTACGAAGAGGCCGTCGCCCGCGGCGATTCGTCGACCCTCGGTATCACCGAGGACGAATGGCGCAGGCGGTATCTGGGCGGCAACGCCGCCGGCACGGACAACTGGGCGGGCGGCTGGACGCGGGTCAACGAGAACGGCCTCGAGCGGATCTATCTCCCATCCGGCTCGCGCATCCAGACGGCCAGCGAGACCCGCTACACATCCGGAGATACCTACAACACCACCGTCTACGTCGACCACGTTGACGACCTCGACACCATCCTCCGCATCGCCAAAAACGCACGCATCACAACCAGAATGGGGGCGAAGTAAATGCCGACGTTTACAGTGCAGGCAAGCGGCTCGACAGCAGTCGCGAAGAACCACCCGAACACAAACTATTCGGATCTTACACAGTACAAATTCTTCGTAGAGCCGTTTACAGGAGACGCGGGAAACATTAAGCGAGGGGATAACGTATATATCAACTTCCCTGTGCCGGGCGACACATACAAGTTCAAACGGGTAACAAAAGTAACGCTTGCATTTTATGCACAGCCAACAGCAGAAAGCGACGCTACATACAAGGGGATTTGGACATATGTAAATGCGTTGGCGAGTCAATTTGATGCAGATGCAATGACATATGCGACAAGGCCTGAGATATACCAGACCTTCACAGGGGTCTCGGAGCAAGCAAACGGAAACTGGACGGCTCTGAATGAAATCATACAGCTAAATGCAGTTTTTGACCTGAAAAATTACAAATCAAAAAAAGAAGAACTGCAGCAAGGAATAAGAAATGGCTTTGTGGTCGCGCTTCGAGGAGGAGAATCAGGGACAAGCGAGGCGATTATATTCGGCGCAAAGTCAACACGGAAGCCATCGTTGGTGTGCGAGTATTCGGACGACACTGTAGGGATAACAGCGGATGGGTTTGCTCCAACAGCCGGCGCTTTTGTAAACAGATTTGAAAAAAATATGTTTACATGGCGCTGTGACGATGACACAGCCGACTCACAGGTCTGCTTCGCAGAGATAAAGCAAACCTCCGCCGTCTTCGAGTGGCGCGTCAAAAATGCGAGCGCCTCAAACACGATCAGCGTCTCCGGCGCGACAACCGCCTGCACAGTCCCTGCAAATACATTCCCGTCCGGGACGATCGAGTGGCGCGTAAAGGTGACGGCGAACAGCGGAACGACAACAACGTCTGCATGGCAGGAAATCACAACGACGGACGTCACACCATCCTGCAAGCCGGTCTCCCCATCCGGCATCGTCATCGACGCCACCATCGTCAACCGCTTCTCGTGGCAGCACATCATTTCCACCGGCACGCCGCAGCGCAAGGCCGACCTGCAGTGGTCCGCCGACGGCACGACCTGGAACACGCTCGCGACCGTCACGGGAGAAAACCAGTATTACGACGTTCCGGCGAACAAATTCACAAGCGGAACAAAATACTGGCGCGTGCGCACCTACAACACCGACGGAACGGCCTCGGCGTGGAGCGACAAGGCCGAGTTTATCGCCATCAACGCCCCATCGGCCCCGTCCATCGTCATCCAGTCCACCGGCCCGCGCCCGCGCATCACCTGGCAGACCTCCGAGCAGGAAGCCTATCAGCTGACGCTGTCCAGCGGATACGCATCCGGCACGGTCTACGGCACGGAAAAGGCATGGCGCTCGCCGGTCTACCTCGCCGACGGCAGTTACACCGTACGCGTCCGCGTGCAGAACAAGTACGGCATGTGGTCCGAGTGGAGCGCAGCCGCGCTCCCCGTTTCACACACCGAGGGCGAGGCCATCACCCTGACCGCCACCGCCGGCCATGAGGCCGCGCTCACCTGGCAGACCGCCGGGAGCTACGATTTTTACCTCGTCGAGCGGGACGGCGTGGCCATCGCCCGCACCGTCCAAAAGCAGTACATCGACCACACCAGCATCGGCTCCGTCACCTACCGCGTCCGCGGCTGCTACGACGAAAGCGATAACTACGGCGTGTCCAATTCCGACACTGTCGAAGTGCTGCCCGAGACCAACATGATCTGCGACCTCGAGACCGGCGTCTGGCTCGAGATGCGCCTGTCCGAGACGCAGCTGCGCACCAACCGCACCAGCTTCTCGGCCGGTGTCTCGACCGTCCATCTGGCGGGCCTTGCCTACCCAGTCGAGGAGCGCAGCGAGCAGCGTGACCGCGCCCTGTCCGTCGCCTGCGCCTGGCCGCACGCGCAGCGGGCCGCCGCCCTTGCGCTGGAAGCCCTTGTCGGCCGCCTCGTCTGCCTCAAGGACCGCTACGGCAACATGGCCATCGGCTCGCTCCCGTCGCTCGAGAGCAACTGCGACGAGTTCATGCGCCGCTATTCCTTTACCATCTCGCACACCAACCGGGAGGAGGCGATCACCATTGACCCGTGACGTCCGCTTCCGCGTCGACGTGCTCAGAAACGGCGCACCCATCACCCACCTCCAATGGGACACCGGCAGCGCCCCGCAGATCATCGCCAGCCGCGACGCGACGATCCACACCAGCATCAAGGGCACCTTCCTCGTCAACGACGCGGTCGACTACCTCTCCGACGAGCTTCAGCCTGTCATGACCATCGACGGGCAGGAGACACCCCTCGGTATCTATCAGGCCGCGACCCCGAGCATCAAGGGCGCGGCTGGTCAGAAGCGCGTCGAGGTCGAGGCCTACGACCGCTGCTGGCGCGTCTACAGCAACCGCACCGAGACCATCCTGCACCTGGCCGCCGGTGCGTCCTATCTCACCGAGATCCGCAAGCTGCTCACCGCCTGCGGCGTCGCGCTCGTCATTGCGACGCCGTCGGACGCGACGCTGCAGACCGACCGCGAGGACTGGGATGTCGGCACGAGCTACCTGACCATCGTCAACGACCTGCTGGCCGAGATCAACTACAACAGCCTCTGGTTCGACGCATCCGGCGTCGCCCGTCTCGAGCCCTATCAGGAGCCGAGCGCGCAGAACATCGACTGGTCCTACGGCACGACGGACCTCTTTCTTCCGGACCGGCATCCGGGGCCGAACTTCTCAGATGAGGAAGACATCTTCGACGCGCCGAACGTCTTCATCTGCGTCTGCTCCAACCCGGATCTGGAGCAGCCCATGGCCGCAACGGCCGTTAACGACAATCCGCAGTCGCGAAAGTCCACATTCCGGCGGAACATGCGCATCGCCTCGCTCATCAAGGTCGACAACATCGCCTCGCAGGAGGAGCTGCAGGCCTACGCCGACCGCATGCGCAACGAGTCGCTCCTTTCCGCCCGGGCAATCACGTTTTACACGCTCAATGACCCCGGCCACGGCATCGGTGACGTCCTCGCGCTCACGCACGACGACATCGGCGGCATTTACCTCGAGACCGGCTGGCAGATGCAGCTGTCAGCCGGAAGTCTCATGACACACTCTGCAAAAAGGACGGTGATTGCATAATGGAAGGCGTCGACAGCCTGTACACCGAAGAACCAGAAGAGCAGCAGACCGAAGAACAGCAGCAGCCGTTCCAGCTGGCCGTCATTGCGACGGTCGAGGAAGACGGCCTGACCCTCACGCCTGACGGCGCGGAGGAGCCGACCGAGAAGCATTTTAAATGCAACACCGGCATCAACTTCGCCGCCGGACAGCGCGTGGCCGTCCTCGAACTGTCCGGCAGCAAGGTCGTCATGTTCCCGATCGGCAACCCCGGCGCGGACGCGCCGGCGAAGATCCCGCCCGGCGGAACGGCCGGGCAGGTGCTCAAAAAATCGTCCGACAACGACTACGCGCTCACCTGGGGCAGCATCACCGGCCTCCTGCCGACCGGAGGAACGAGCGGACAGATCCTCAAAAAGTCAGGCAACGCCGACTACGCCGTCGAATGGGGCGACATCAACGGTGCTCTGCCTTCCGGCGGAACGACGGGCCAGGTGCTCAAAAAATCCAGCGCCACCGACTACGCCGTCACCTGGGGCAGCCCCGACGGCATCCTGCCGACCGGCGGCACCGATGGTCAGGTCCTGCTCAAAAACGGCGCGAGCAACTACGCCGCCAAGTGGGGCAGCATCACCGGCGCGCTCCCGACCGGCGGAACATCCGGTCAGGTGCTGAAAAAATCCAGCGCCACCAACTACGCTTGCACGTGGGGCGACGTCGCCGGAACGCTTCCGAGCGGCGGAACCGACGGCCAGGTGCTCCTGAAAAACGGATCGACGGCCTACGCCGCGAAGTGGGGCACGGTATCCGCCGCAGAACTCAAGAGCGGATACAATTCGCTGGAGCTGAAAACAAAAACCCTGACGCCGTCCTCGAACGGCTTTGAGATAGGGACATCGAGCTATCCCGTGACAGTCAGGGGAGACGAAATCGTGCTGTATTACAGTTCATACCGCTACTGCACCCTTGCGTGCAACTCATCCGGGAAGCTGACCGTCAACGGCACAGCCATCAACTAAGGAGGGAATCATGAAATTATACGACATCGCGCTCGCGGCAAAGCCACTGCAGAAGCTCATCGAACAGGACCTGCCGCTCCGGCAGGCCTATCAGCTCGCCATGCTGGCGACCAGGCTCAACCCAACACTCGAATTCTACGGAAACCAGCTCATGAGCGGGCGGCCGCAGGCGGAGCTGAACGAGCTGGACGCCGACACGCTCCCCGAGCTGCCGCACATCACGCTTCCGCTCGACCTCGATATCCGGCTTTCCGCCGGGGATATCAAGTGCCTTGAGCCGTTTGTGACCTTCGAAGGAGCTGATAACGCATGATCACCATCCACTGCTCCCGCGCGTGTGCGCATCTGGCGTCGCCGCCGGAGCTTTTGACGGCGGGCATGGCCAAGGCCGTGACCGTTGAGTTCGTGTTTTCTGACGATTGGGACGGGCTGACGAAGACCGCCGTCTTCTCGAACGGCAAGACCACCGTCGACGTTCTGGCGGCGAACTGGGACGGGGATACCGTTCCCGTACCGCACGAAGTTCTCGCCGTCCCGGGCCGCCACGCCCGCGTGGGCATCTATGGCGCGGACGAAAGCGGCGTCGTCCTGCCGACCGTCTGGGTGAGCCTCGGCAAGGTCCAGCCAGGCGCGGATCCGTCCGGAGACGCATCGGCCGACCCGTCCATGCCCGTCTGGGCGCAGCTGCAGAAGCAGATCGGCGATCTGGACAACCTCAAGACCTACAACAAGGGCAACCTCGTCGACGCCATCAACGAGGCCCGCAGCTCCGGCGGCGGCTCTGGTGGCGGGGGCATCCAGTCGGCACAGATCGACGCGATCCTCGTGATGACAAAATCCGAATATGACGCGCTGGACAAAAAGGACGCGCGGACACTGTATCTGTTGGAGGGATAACATGCTGGCAGTTGGACTCAAACGCATTCTGGAGCTGTTCATCGGCTCCATGGGCATCAAATCCGCCCACCTGGGCACGAAAACCATCTACGAAAGACCGGGCGGATTTTTGTACATTGAACTCACAAGCGAAGAAAGGGGATAAATCCAGATGGCAAGTTTTTTTAATCTGACACTTGATACGCTGGCACCTGCCGGCCTATCGCTGATCCTGAACGACGGTGCACAGTACGCGACCAGCGCGACCGTCACGGCGAAGATCTCTGTCTCCGACGAGACAACAACGGGCTACCAGATGAAGATCTGGGGCACGAAGACGGCGGGGACCGAGGCGGAAGCGTCGTGGGAGACATTCACCGCGAAAAAATCCATCACGCTGCCCGACGGCGACGGCCTCAAGACGATCTATGTCAAGATGCGCGACGACGTCGGCAACGAAACGGCCGCAGTCAGCGACACGATCACGCTCAACACGTCGATTCCTGCCGTGACCATCACCGGCCCCGACAAGAGCAGGATCTCGAAGGTCACGGGCTACGATGCAGCGGCGTTCTCCTTCGTCTGCGACGTGGACTTTGAGGAATACACCATTCGCGTCGTTCCGGCGACGAGCAGCCTGCACACGGCGGGCACGCAGATCCCGACGACGGGCGGCTCCACCAACGTCAGCGGCACGGAGGGAGGCTACAAGAAGAACACCGCCATCAACGTCACTGTCAAGGGCGCGGACCTCGAGGCAGCGTCTTCCGGCGACGGCACGAAGATCGTCAAGGTTTTCGTCAAGAACGCCGCCGGGACCTGGAGTGCCGCCTGATGGCCGCGCCGCAGCTGACATTCTCCATCACGGGCAACAAGATCTCGGCGGTCTCGGGGTTCGACTCGATCACCGTTTCCTTCTCGTCGGACATCGCCTACACGGCCTTCGAGTGCCGCGCGACGAAGTCCGGCGAGGATTGGGGCCGCGGGAAGGGCGCTTTGATCGCGTCCTTCTCCCAGACCCCGGCGGGCACGCAGCGCACCTTTGAGGTTTACGACGATTTTCTGCTTTCCGGTGATGGGGAATACCGCATTTCGTTGTTCGCGCAGGGCGCGGACGGCAGCTGGAACGACAACTACGGCTTTATCCCGCTTGGAGAGTCGCAGGCGCTGAAGACCGCGGACGGCGAGGATTTTCTGTGTATGAAGGAGTGATCGTATGGCTTACAACAGCCAGTTTACCGGCGCGCAGATCGACGAGGCTATCGCCGACGTGCGCAGCAACAAAGACGCGTGGAACAGAAAGCAAGATGTGATTCTCGCCTCCGGCGCGGCCGTCGGGGACCTGATCAAGGTCAAGGCGGTGGACGCCAGCGGGAAGCCGACGGCGTGGGCGGTGGCCGTGGCGGGCACGGACTATATGAAGACCGGCAACATCACCAAGCAGACGCTGGTCTCCGCGGAGACTACGCCGACCGAGAACATGGCCATCAACTGGCAGTATGAGTGAGGAGGCCCCATGGCGCACAAGACATTGATCTCCGGCACGGCCTATTCCGTGACGGGTGGCCGGGATCTGATCGGCGGCACAGGCTACGGATGCAAAGCCGGGAAGAACCTCATCGGCGGGACGGCGTTCACCGTACCGTTTTCGAAGGGCATTCCCCTGAACACCATCACCCCCGGCGCGATCCTGTACCTGAATGAATCCGGCAGCCCCGTGCCGTTTTATATTGCGAAGCACGACTACGAGAGCGGACTTAACGGCGCAGGGCGCACGCTGATTGTGCGCAAGGAATGCTACGAACGAATTGCGTTCTCCCAGTGGAGCACCTCCAACCTATTCCCAACATCCACTGTATCCGATTTCCTCGCGGATACATGGTTCGGGCTGTTGGACTCTGCCATTCAAGGCGCGGCAGGGCAAACAAAAATTTACTGCTACATCGATGAATATCAAACGAGGAGAGAATTAACGAAAAATGCGTTTATACTGTCCATAGGTGAGCTGAAGAGCGGAGGCGGAGATGGGACTCCATTGGACCAGACGGTGCGTAGCCTGCTTGCTGTCGCAAAACTAAATGGATCTAATATTCATCAATGGACCAGAACCCCAAAAGAATATTCAAGTACAGACGTGTACGTGTTGGATACCGCCGGGAATGTCACCGAACAGTACTGTGGAAACGGGAACGGCGTCCGCCCCGCCTTCACCCTTCCCGCCACCACCGCCGTCATTGCCAACCCCGACGGCACCTACACCCTTGCAGCATAAAGGAGGACCCACATGGGCACACACCACATTTTGAAAGACGGCACATCCTACGCCATCAAACACTTACAACAGCAAAACGGAAGGAACGTGGTATGCGGGTTTCAACGGAAACTGGACGCAAGAAGCGTTCCGGACAGTGACCGTTGACGAGCCACCAGCAGGAGCACTATTAGCATGGCTGCAGGCCAATGCCGTGCAGCAATAGACAGGAGGAACTTATGGACACCTGGTACATCACCATCGGAGGGCAGGAGATCGAGACGCGGCCGGCCGCCGGCCGCATGCGCGACGCCGACTGGGGCGGGCGCGAGAGCCGCGCCGTCACCATCGAAAAGAGCGCGGTTGCAGACCCGCTGGCGCTGTTCTGCGACGGCGCCGTCTGGGGCATGATCCACCGCTACACCACGGCCGTCCCTGTGCTGGACGCAGAGGGCAACGTCCAGATGAACGAGGACGGAACCGTCAAGTCGACGACCGAGACCGCCGAGGACCGCTACATGGACGACTACGCGGATTTCATCCTCGCCGGTCCCGTCACCGACAACCGCGACGGCACCATCACCGTCAAAATGGGCAAGCCCATGCCCCTAGAGCGGGCAGAGGCCGAAAAAGCCGCCGCCCAGCACACTGCCGCCACCCTCATGGGCATGCCCGTCTATACCGCCATCGGCGAGGAAAGGGCGAAGGACCTGCGCTACGCCATCGAGACGGCTGCTGCCTCTCTCGACGATAAGACCGCGTCCGAGGCCCCGGAGCTGTTCCCGCAGCTGACGGGGGACGGCAGTCTCGTCAAGTCCGGTACGCGCATATGCTGGCAGGGCGGCATCAAGCGCGCCGCCGTCGACCTCTGGGACACGGCAGAAAATACGCCGGACGCCGCCAAGAACCTCTGGGAGGATATCCAGTACAAGCAGGGCTACCGCCTCATCCCCGAGACCATCACCGCCGGCCTTGCCTTCTCCAAAGGCGAAAAAGGCTGGTGGAAGGACGAGCTCTACGAATCCCTGCTCGCCGCCAACGTCTGGAACCCATCAGTTAACCCGGACGGGTGGAAGAAAATCACGGAGGAAGGAGCATAACGGATGGACCTGCAGGATCTGAACGTTGCCGTCGCGGAGATCCGCGGCAACGTCGACCGGAATACCGGCCGGATCAAGGATCTCGAGAAGAAGACCGACGCCGTGGCCAAGCTGGCAGAGGCTGTCGCCGTCATGGCCGAGCACATGAAGACGCTCGATGACAAGATCGACGGCATGCAGACGAGCGTCAACAACCTCACCGCCCGCCCGGGCAAAAACTGGGACGCGCTGGTCAAGATCGCCCTGACCTCGCTCGTCACCGGCGTCATCGGCTGGGTGCTGGGCAAAATTCTGTAACACACGCCGCGAGGCGCGAAATTTGAAAGGAGAAAAATACTTATGAACGCAAAATGGTGGAAAGCCGCGGGCATCCGCGCACTGAAAACGGTATGCCAGACGGCAGTCGCAACTATCGGCACGAGCGCGATCCTGTCCGAAGTCAACTGGATCGCCGTTGCCTCCGCCTCGGCGCTGGCGGGCATTTTGTCCCTGCTGACGAGCGTCGCGGGCCTGCCGGAGGTCAAGGAAGAATGAAGACGATGCCGCCGCAGATCGTAGACAATTTCACAAGCGTCAACATCTACCGGGGCGGCAATAAGCCGCAGTATCTGGTCATCCATTTCTTCGGGGCCCTCTCCAGCGCCTATGGCGCGTCGGAGTGGTTCAAGGCCCCGGAGGCGCAGGCGTCCGCGCATTACTGCGTGGACGAGAAGGACGTCATCTACCACTGCGTGCCGGATACCGACATGGCGTGGCACTGCGGGGCCGTGGGCGGCCTGCACTACCGGCATCCGAAGTGCCGCAACTGCAACTCCATCGGCATTGAGCTGCGCCCGCAGAAGCTCGACAGCAGCCGCCTGAACGCGAACGACAAGGACTGGTACTTCGACCGCCGCGTCATCGAAAACGCCGTATGGCTCACCGCAAAGCTCATGCGGCAGTACAACATCCCGCTGGAGAACGTCATCCGCCACTATGACGTCACCGGAAAGATCTGCCCGGCCCCCTTCGTCGGCCCGGCGCATAACATCTACTACGGCACCTCCGGCGACCGCCAGTGGCAGGAATTCAAGGCAAGACTGCAGGAGGAAACAGCCATGAGATACGAAAAGCTGCGGGACGTCGACAACCAGACGTACCGCCAGACGCTGGACAAGCTGGTCAGCAAGGGCCTGCTTAAAGGAAAGGGCGGCACGGGCGAAGACCTGACGCTCGATCTGAGCGAGGACAACGTCCGCATGCTCGTCATCCTGGACCGCACCGGCGTCTTTGACCGCTGACCCGCCCGGGCGGCGGGCACGAAGGGAGCGATGGACAAATCACTGCGCGTTTGGCCCTGCCGAAGGGGCTGGAAAACATGACGCGCCGGGACTGGGAGCACGTCGCTGACGAGGGGATCTGTGACCTGATCGACCGCCAGATCATCAGGCTTTATATCGTGGGCAGGCTCCCGCAGATGGACGCCGCCGCCGAGATTGGCGTCGACCGCAAAACCATCTCCCGCCGCCTGCCACACATCTACAACACCGCCCGCCGTCTGGCAGGGAAAACGGACAAAGAGAAAGCGCCATGAGCAACGGCTCATGGCGCTTTTTCTATGCCCGCATGTCCCACAAATGGTACACAAATGGTACACAAATGCCCCCCAGCGGGGACGGGGAAACGCTAGAATGGTAGCAGAAAGGGGCGATACCGCATGGCGTACAACCCGTACACGGGCCGCTGGGAGATGGACGGCGCGCAGCAGATCCAGCTGCAGCCCATGCCGCGGCCGCAGGGCCCGCAGCTGCCGCCGCAGCCGCCGAAGCTCGGCGTGCTGACCGTGGCCAGCGAGGCCAGCATCAACAACCTGCAGATGCAGCCGAACGACAACGCGCTCGCGCTGCACGAGACCGAGAACCTGCTGTACTACATCCGCACGGACAGCATGGCGGCCAAGACCATCGCGCGGTTCCGGATCTTCCCGGAGCCGACAGAAGAGGAAAAGGCGGCAAACCAGCTGCAGGAGCAGCTGAAACAGATCACGGCCGGCCTGCAGAGCATGGCCGGGAAAATCGAAGAACTGGAGGGAAAGCTCAATGCAAAATCCGATTATGGCCCTGATGGGCGGAAACGGCGGGGGAAACAAGCTGCTGAACGGTCTGCTGCAGACAGCGAAGACGACGCTGCAGGGGCAGAGCCCGCAGATGGTGCTTAGCTTCCTGGCCTCGCAGCCAGGCTTTGAGGCGTGGTTCGAGGCAAACAAAAACAAGACGGTCGGCGAGCTCGTCGGCCAGATCGGCAAGTGATACCGCGCGAAAGCGCCTATCAAATTTCATTCCACCCAGAAAGGAGGGAAAACCATGGATAAGGATTATGGCTTCGGCGGATGGGGCATTGTCATCCTGATCGCGCTGTTCTTCCTGCTCTTCGCGGGCAGAGGCTTCGGCGGCAGCGGCGAGAGCTCCCCGGCGACCCAGGCCGACGTGCAGCGCGCGACGGACTTTGCAGCCCTCGAGCGCCAGAACAACGAGGGTGTCGCGGCAACGCGCCAGAGCGCATACGACGTCACCAGCGCCGTCAAGGACAACGCCTACAACATCCTCGGCGAGCTGCGCGACCTGCAGTCTGTCACGGAGGCGGGCTTTGCCGGCCAGCAGAAGTGCTGCTGCGAGATCCTGCGCGCGATCGACGGCGTCAACTACAACGCCAGCATCAACGCGTGCGAGATCAAGACGGCCATCCACGCCGAGGGCGAGGCGACCCGGACGCTCCTGCAGCAGCAGGAGAACCAGCGCCTGCGCGACGAACTCGCACAGAGCCGCGCCGCGAACAACGACTACATGCAGTCGCAGTACATCCTCGGCCAGCTGGGCCGGTACTACCAGAACCCGCCCTGCAATCCGTGCGGCTGCGGCGGCTGACGCGGACCCATCCTGATATAGCTATCCGGGGCATAATGCCCCTTCACATAAGCCCAAACGGAAGGAGTAATGAAAATGGCTTGTAATAACGGCAATGGAAATCGGGCGTATCAAAAATCATGCGTCCGATATTTTAATAACGCGCCCCAACTGCTCGCGGCAGACAGCGAAAACGTGCTGACACTGGCCGGGGCAAAGGTCGTCAATTCCGGTTCGTCCATCCAGGTCGAGCCGCAGAGCTACGACACGGTCAAGATCGGCCTGTATCATCTGGCCGCAGATGCGGTCATCGCGGCGACGGCAGCGGGCGTCCTGACCCTGCAGTGGTACATGGACGGCGTCGCACTGCCCTGCACGCTCAAGCGCGTCACGCTGCCGGCATCCGGCAATGCGGAGATCCACACGGAGACGGATCTGGAGCTGTCCGGGTGCTGCTGCTGCGTCAATCATACATTCACGCTCGTGGCGACGACCGACAGCACGGCCGCAGGCTCCGTGATCGAGCTTTGCACGGGGCTGCTGAAACTCGCGTGAGGTGCTGACATGGATGAGATTGCAGCGTACAAGAGCAAGCTGCACGAAGCGCTCAAAAAGGAGATGGCCGCGCCCATCTCCTGCAGAAGCGTCAGTAACTGCACAATGCTGATGGACGCGATCTGCGCAGCTGACAAGCTGAGCGATAAGCCGAGCACTTACGCACAACACTTCGAGCGCGAAGAGGCCATGCAGTGGGCGGACAGGATGCAGAACGCAGACGGATCGACCGGCCCGCATTGGACGATGGAGCAGACAACGGCCATTGCGGACAGCATGGGCATCCCAGAGCATGAAATCCCGCACTGGGCGTGGGGCGTGACCATGAACATGATGTACTCGGATTACTACCCCGTCGCGGTAGAATTCGGCCTCAACCGCCCGGAATTCTACGCAGCCCTCGCCAAAGCGTTTTTGCTCGACAAAGACGGCCCCGGCCCGGAGCGGAAGCTGATGGAGTATTATCAGCATATCGCAAAGCGCAGTGTCCAATCCTGACACGAATGCTAACAGCTTCGCTAACTTGCATTAAATATGACTGGAATATGGTCATTTTGCGTACATAACAGTGGGTTCGATTCCCCTCAGCTCCACCATGCAAAAACGCCATCCCATTTGGGATGGCGTTTTTGCATGGCTGCGCTGAGGGGCGCGAGAAACCCTCGGGTTCGACCGACTGGATTTCGCGGCGTGTCAACGCCGCAATTTTGCGCTTTGCGCAAAATCAAAAAGGAAATCCAGTCGGCACGGAGGCGGCGAAGCCGCCGGAGTATTCCCCTCGGCTCCATCCCGCCACAGAAAGGCTCCCCTCCCAGGGGAGCTGTCAGCGAAGCTGACTGAGAGGTTGTTGCAAATTTGCTATAAAACTCAAACCGCAAATTCAGTTTGCGGTTTGGAAAGGAAGAAATGAGCACAGAGGAAAAGAGACGTCGCTTGCGGCGGCTCGTTCCGTCGTGGTCGTTTCTGACGCGCCTCCGGCGGCCCCTTCTTTTCCGTCTTGCCGGAAAAGAAGGGGGGAGAAAAGGGGCGCTTGGACGCGGTTTGGTGCGTCCTGCCTCTGAATCTAGGGTGTATCAATGTTTTAGATGTCGTTCCACACGAGACTCACCTTACGGGCGTCCTGGTACGCGCCGCCTGATAC